AATCATGGCACTGATATGCCTACGCTGTGTCTGGTCATGGCTATCCACAATACGGATCTTCAAACAGCTTGGCTCACCAAGTGCCTTAACGAAGTCATGATTAGGTAGAGTAATCTCAGCCCTCATGCCTGCATTGTTGTTGAAGGTAAAGAATTTAGTCTCCACACTAGCCAACTGTAAACCCGAGTGGTACAGCCCCTCCCGTAAAGAATCCCACATGATAGAGAAATTCTGTGGGTTGTGGTTGCGCTTTCCATCACCAATAACTTCATCGGTATTAGGATTGACAGTCCACCACTTGCCATCAACCAGTGCCCCGTTGCGAGTTTGTTGCTCACGTACAGGTGCAAAGTCTAGGTAGTCAGGTAGAGCAGGTAGAGTGTGGATGTTAGTAAATGCGTTCATAAGTAATTCCCTTAAATTAAAGTGAGTGTGCCCCCCTGTTACAGGAGGCTTTGTTTGGTTAGCAGGTAGTGATTTCTACCTTGCCCTTGTTATCCTTGATCCCTGCAAGGTGTCCGTTGTCAATACGAGTGCGGGCCTTTCCCACGTAGAATGAACGGAGTCCGTAGTGGAATCCCACAAAGCATGGGCCATTTGAGATACCGATACGGATTTTACTAATGCGCTTGCGATAGATAGTTTTCATAGTTACTTCCTTTATTAGTTAAAGGAGAGGCGCTCCCCTCCAGATCCAGATTGGATTATACCAAAGTGTACGTACCCTTGTCAAGTGTAAGCTCAATCAGCCTATCCTCGATCCTTCTGCGGATTAGTCTGGCCCTTTTATCCCGTACCTTAATCACTGCTGTTTTAATAAGCATGATCTGCTTTGCGTCCTTCTTTGAATAGACTTGTGCTTCGTTCATACGTTACTCCCTAAGCTACTTTTACAATGAGGTTATTCGACATGGTGACCTGAGCAAAGAACTCTCTGCCCTGTCCTGTTATGTGAGGGCGGTTAGCCCCTGTCAGAACTCCATCGGATAGATACTCTGCACCAAACATTGATGTCTCAATAAAGTGCAATTCCTGCCCAATGTTTTCCTTTAGTACTTTCTTACTTGGGTAATTAAATATAATCATAATAAAAACCTTCTGGTTTAGTTAAGCTTTGGAGGCGTACGACATCGTACACCTATACTGGTATGGCATATGACACTAGGTATATCCCAATGCCATATACCAGACAGCTAATAGCAGTAGTCGTCATGTATACGCTGCAATTCATACGCACCTTCGCTGATCCGCAGCAGTACATCATTCCTATTGATACCATGACCATCATTAAACTTATCATGGTTAGCATAAGCCTTTAGTACTGCCGTGTTTTCAGCATACTGAGCCACCAATGCTCTCTGCCTAGTCAATTGGCTCTTTAAAATAGTGATCTGTAATTCTTTCATGGTGTAATTCCTTAAATGATACTAATGATTAGATAAGCACTGTGAGCCACCAGAATAGCCGCACACAGGCCATAGACAATACGCAGTACTATTACATCGGCTTTAGTCTGCGCTGCCTGTGGCTGCCTTATACGAAGGTGTGGTCGTGATCGTAGTGAAGCACCGGCTGTCTCAATTGAAGTCTGCAGTCTGGCTTTGTGCTGCTCAAGCTTATCTAAGCCGTGAGACAGGTCAATCAATGCTGCATCAATGTTACTGCGGTTTAAATCATTCATAACTCTACTCCGTTAATAATTTACGATGTTGTCGTCTAGCATAGCATCATGCATATCATCAGCCTCAATGACCATTAGATCAATGGTTAGCTGTAGCATATTAATACCCGCATCAAGTATATCTGACCTTGTTTCGTCACTATACTTACCCAGCATATCTGCTATCTGCCTAGGCGTTTTTAATACCTGAAATATGGTATCTGGATAAAAGCCACCAAACATATTGGGAGCACCAGCATACGCCATACGGATTTTATACTTGCCGTCTTTACGCTTACTACCTATCACTGATAATTTCATAATACTTACCTTTAGTTATGGTTATTGGTCTGGCAGATAGCAAAAAAGGTGATAAACATTTACCACCTTCGCTGCTATGTAACTGAACAATTACTTAGTAACTAACTTAACCGACTTGCAAGAGTTAACAAGCGATAGCAGTACTGCTTCCATCGTATGCTCTGATGCACCTACTAAGCCTTGTATGGTGGTACACAAAGCTTCAATGGTCTGTGGTGCTTTAGCCTCACCATCAACCATAGTGTACTCACCTTCAATGGCATCACTATCTGCAGCCTCTACCGGTGGCGTAGGCTTACCATTAAGTAACTCTTCTGCAGCCTTGGCTAGTGCCTTGGCTTTCTTATCAGCCTCTACCATAAGCTTCCGCAAGTAGGTGATTGAGTTAGAAGTAACGCCATCTTTTTTGAAGTCTGCAATGGCTGACCAGTTATTGTATAACCATACACAGTCTGAACGATCACGCTTAGATATAACGCTTAGTGGCGTAGTTTTAATGCAGCGACTGAAAGCATTATCATCGTAGGTGGTTTCACCTTTAAGGTTAACGCCTACTTCAAAGCCTACCTTAATGCTGCAGAACTGTTCACCTATTGCCTTGAGTGTCTCAAGCTTATCCTGTGCCTGAACTACCAGTGCAGAGTACTTCTTAGCTGTGGTATTCATTGCCTTAACTGGAACCAGTGCTATTGCCTTGGCATAGTTCTCAGCATCATCAAGCTTGGCTGCTTCTACCTTAGCCTCCGCTGCTATCACCTTAGCTGCTGCCTTATCTATCTTGGCATTGTCTGCTGCTAACACCTTAGCTGCCTTGTCTGCCTTCTTAGCCTTAGCCTTCTGTGCTGCTGTTAATACCTTAGTAGTGCCTACTACCTTAGCCTTAGCCTTACCTTTACCTTTAGCCTTTGGCTTAGTTAAGTTAAGTACTGCTGCGTCTACTACTACTGCGTCTACTGATGCTGCAATGTTTGAAGTGTTCATATTATCCTGCCTTATATAGTACTGCGTTAAACGGGAGCCTCTGCTGCCGCCAGTGAAAACTACCACCAAGCACTAATTTACAGCATCTGCAAGTGTATGTCTAATGGTTTAGTACATATAGGTACACTTAATTTCATAGGGTATAAACATACTATCTATAGGTGATAAACATCGTACACCTAGTGTGCTTCACCTTATGTGCTGTAAGTGATTGATATACAAAGGGAATCGTGTTCAGGCTAAACCTATAGCAGTGTATGCCTTTTAGTCTATCGTTGCTTAGACAGCGTTTCTGGTGCCTTGCTGACTATGTGGCATAGCTAGTGGAACATAGACCATGCTGCACTGGTTAGTGGGGGGTGTATCTGTTGTATCTTCTATGGGTACCCTTTTGTATTCCCATTATGCCAATTCGCCAACACCATACATATCCACCGAAGATGCAGCACTGAATATTATTCACTGACTATGCAACAGTTAGCCTATTGAAGGTATATATGGCCTGTGTCCCACCTTATATGGATATATGTGGCTGTGAGCACCTTAAATGGTCTGGTTTGGGTGGTTCCATCCCATCATGTGACGATGCACATAGATAGGGGGTGCAGGGGCCATGGGGGATCCCTCCGTTACGTTACATGTGCTACTACACAGAACAGGATTTAGAGACTGTAAACCACATTGCATAAAACAGGAGAGTTATCCACATAGTTATACACAGACTTACCCACACACAGTACATTTCATGCAAACATAGACCGTGTTACACAGGAAATGAGTTACTTACTAGCGACATTAGGTTGCCTCTTAGCGACCCACTTAAATTAGTGCTTGACTTTCAAGATTCATTATGGTATAACTACTCTGTTGTTTGTCACTTAAGGTGTTCATATAAGGTTTCTTCCTCTAAGCACTTAAATGCCTTTACCTTAACTACTTCTAGAAAGGAAAAAGCTCCTAAAGTAACTACTTTTAAGTAACTTATCTGCCAAACACCTTAAGTGGGGTACAGAGTTGGCTAAATCGCCAACACCTACAGTGCCACAATCAAACCCTAGATCGCCAACACCTACAATGTATTGTAACTTGAATACAATGTAACCTCCATGTACCCCTAATGAACCATAATGTAGTCTATATGAACCAACTAATGGTTTATTTACTTTAATAGTAAAATAAAGCTTGACATTTAACTTAATATGGATATAACTGTATAACATGATTAAACATGAACAACACCTTGCTGATCGTACTAAGGATAATCTACTTGAAAAGATGTACAAGATGATTGAAGATAAGAAGCTACACCTAGCGGAACTTCCTCACTCAGATACCTACTACATTCGAGAAGCCTTACATGAAAGAGTGGGCAAATGGTTCACCTTCAAGCAGGTAGAGATGGCAGTTAAGCTGCACCAGCAACGATACCCCACAGGAACACTATGAAACAACTATCAGACCAGCAGCAGTTATTCCTACAAGTCTTATTTGAAGAGGCTAATGGGTCTATCGTAGAAGCTAAGAAGTTAGCTGGCTATGCTACTAGTACATCTACCACTTCAATCGTGAAGTCACTCAAGGAAGAGATTGCTGAACACACACAGATGTACATTGCACGTAATGCACCTATGGCTGCTACAGCTATGGTGTCTGCCTTACGTGATCCTACACAGTTAGGACTAAAAGATAAGATGAGTGCTGCTAAGGACATGATGGACAGAGCAGGATTCGCAAAGACAGAGAAGGTGGAAGTTAAAACAACAGGGGGCATCATGCTCCTACCACCAAAGAGTTCAGATTAGACTCTTAACGAATTAGCAGGGACACTAAGCACTTACGCCAAGATAATATAATAATAAATGAGTGGCTTATGCTGTCCCTGCTTCCCCTATAGGAAATTAACATGGAAGATACAGCAATGCTCAGTGCAGGAGAGTATGAACTCCCTGACATTGATATGGACTCGTATGAATGGGTTCCCATCCCTCGCATAGGTAGGACAGTACCCTTTGGGTATATCTTATGTGAGGATGATAACGATATACTAGTACCAATACCTGACGAGCTTGACTTATTAGAGCAAGCTAAGAAGCATCTAAGGATGTATTCATATAGGGAAGTATCTGCTTGGCTAACTACACAGTCAGGCAGAAGTATCTCACACATGGGTCTAAAGAAGAGACAAGACAGTGACAGGAAGAACAAGACTAAAGCTAGAAGCGCAAACTACTGGGCCGAAAGGTACGCCAAAGCCAAAGCGATTGCGGAAAAGTACGAAGTCCACCGCAAAGGTGCAAGAAACTTTGCCGATAGAAGATTCGTCTAGCCCTGTAGTAACTCTAGCAACACAGTTACACGAAGAAGCACCACAGAACATAATCTTTTCCCCTAATGAAGGCCCACAGACGGACTTCTTAGCTGCAGGAGAGAGAGAAGTTCTATATGGTGGTTCTGCTGGTGGTGGTAAGTCATACGCAATGTTGGCAGATCCACTACGATACATTACACACCCACAGTTCTCTGGACTGATACTACGTCACACAACAGAGGAGCTACGAGAGCTTATCTGGAAGTCACAGGAACTGTACCCTAAGATCATTCCGGGGATTAAGTGGTCTGAACGTAAGATGACTTGGACTGCACCATCAGGTGGCAGACTATGGTTCTCCTACCTAGACAAAGATGATGACGTATCACGATACCAAGGTCTATCCTTCTCATGGGTAGGCTTTGACGAGCTTACACAATGGGGTACTTCCTACGCATGGGACTATCTAAGGTCACGACTACGTAGTACTGCAACTGATCTTCCTATTTACATGAGAGCTTCTACGAACCCCGGTGGTCGTGGACATGCTTGGGTAAAGAAGATGTTCATTGACCCTGCTC